AGCACAAAAAATCAGACAAGAAGTAGCAAACAAAAACAAAATAAATAGTGGGACTGAGTATAAAAGGCTTGGAAGAGTTTTAGCTGAAATAACAGCAACTGGTGTGCTTAAAAGTGCTGCCCGAAAAACTCCTGTTGGGATGGCAGATAAAACTAAAGTAGGAAGAAAAGCTTTAGGTGGAATTAAGAATATTTCAAGAGCAGCAGGGATGGTTCCTGGTGTGGGAATTGTCGGAGATGTAACAGCAGGGGCTATAGCTGCCTCTCAACGCGCAGGAGAAACAGACCCTGAAAGACAACAAGCTTTAAACAAAGAGATAGCAGGAGATGCTTTAGCTGCTCTCCCAGGGGTGGGGCTAGGTACTAGAGGAGCCCAAGGGGCTGCTAAAGCAGGAAGAGTAGTTAGGGGTTCGGGGAAGAGTACCCCAGTTCGTAGGAGAGTAGGAGCCGCTGTTAGACATTTTGGAAGTAAAGGAGCCCATGCTGGGGAAAGAGCTTTAACAAGCAACTTACGAAGAAGAATAGCCGCAGGGACTGAATATAATAATTCTTATGTTAAAAAATTAATGGAGGCTAAGGGAAAGACTCCAGTGGACGCTGGTAAAAAATACTTCGAGGATCGGAGGGCAATTGACCTTGCGGCAGAAGAAGAAAAGAACACACCAGAGGCAAAAAGAGCCGCAAAAAACGCAAAGAGGCAAGCCGCCCGAGCTGAAAAGAGAAGGAGTAAGGAAGAAGCTGCGAAGCATGAGGCGATAATAGCTGCCAAAACTGAGGCTTTGAAGGCTGCTGCTAAAAGAGCGAAAGAGGGTTGATTAGTTCGTTACACAAATAATTAAATGGCAAATAGGAACTACAAGGCGACAACTCAGGTCCCCCAACTCACTGAGATTGATAGTGAGGGGGATAGTCTCCTTAATCTTTTCGATCAGGAGAATGCTGATATCAACCTTTTCAACTTGGTTGACGATGAAATGATTCGTCTTGCTGGTTCTAAGTTTAAATTTTATAAGTACTATCAAACGGATGATTTCGACCCAGTTTACATGGAATCTCGTAATAAGCCTATAGCTAAAGAAGCCATTGTAGTTCATGGTCACTACGATCCTATTTCCATGAGTGAGGAACTTACTCAGTTCGGTATTGAATTAACTAATGATCAACTTTTTACTTTCAATAAGAGTTACATAGAAAGAAGATTGGGGAGATCGGTGATCCCTGGAGATGTAATTAAACCTTTTTTCCAAGATCAAAACTATGAAATCTTTGAAGTTGTGGAAGACAGTTTTGAAGTCTATGGAGTATATCATTTAGTATGCTCTGCTAAACTCCTCCGTGATGCTCCTGATGTTCAGGACACCCCACTTACGGAGGTCAGTGAAGAACTTGGGGGCTACGCAGGAATAGATGACTAAGTATACATATGTAGATAATAATGGGTTACTCACTAGTTGGGATGCTTCTTCTTACGAAAGTAGAAGTAGTAGGTGGGATACTAGAGAAGGAGATGTTCGTAAACTAATTTATGAAATGACTCAAACTAAACAAAATATCTCTTTTATTTATAAAGAAAGCTTACGCTCTATGATTGCATCTTTTAATGATGTAGGATACATGGACTCTGAGGAAAAGTTTAATGATATTAAATGTGTTCATGCGAATGCTGAACGAGCTATTGCTAAATTAAAACAAGAGAACAATATTATTCTTCCCATCCTATCCATAGCTCAGACTGTCTCGGATAATGATAATACAAGACAGAAGAATGAAAGTCTTCTAGTTCATGAGAAACTTTGGGATGCTGAGAAGCATAGAGCGATTAGAGTTCTTAGTTTAGCCCCCAGGGCTGTTAATATTAAATACCAATTAAATATTTGGACTAAGTATATGGCAGATATGGATCAGATTTTAGAACAAATACGGTTAAAGTTTAATCCTGAGATGCAAGTTCCTACTAAGTTTTCTACTTTAGCAAAGGCTTATTTAGATTCTGAAGAGGCTATAGGACAAGTTACTGCTACAGACAAAGAAGATCGCATCCTCAAGAAGCAAATGAGTATAGTTTTGAGAACTTATATTCCTAATCCTAAATTCTTATTCACTTCGACTGGGGAGATTGAGGAATTTAAAAATCAAACTACTCTCTAATGCCTGATATTTGTGTAGCAACTACCGCAGCAACTTGTGGGCACTCTCAAACGGGAAGCAGTAGAGTGTTTGCGGACGGTAGAGGCATATGTAGAGTGAATACAGACTCTGGAGGGGGCATAATTACAGGTCCTGGATCTCCAAAAGTTTTTGTAGAAGGGGATAATATATCTTTACCAGGAGATGCTATTACACCGCATGGAAACTATCCTCACGCTTCTCCAACGACTGTGGCTGGGCAAGAAAAAGTAACAGCGGCTGGGTAAAAAAAGTTTTCACAAAATCTTACCACCTTTAGTACATAATACAGGAAGGAATTAGTTATATGAAAGTTGTAAAAAATGATAGTCTTCAAACATTCGCTGTTTACTTCAACACAGAGAAGGGTTGTAAGGAGAGATATATGAAGCCTGGGGAAAGTCTTGTAGTTCCCGATAGCTACATTACAGAACAAATTAGAACGATGCATAGACGCAGAGTTTTTAAGATTTCCAATGCTTAGGAGATAAAAAATGGTCAATTATGTTAGCCCTGGTGTTTACACCATTGAAAAAGATATTTCAGATTACGCCCCGTCAATCAATACTTCTATTGTTGGAGTAGTTGGTTTTGCTTCTAAAGGTCCGACTAATAAGGCTACCTTAATTACTAGTCAAAATAACCTTCTTAGAACATTTGGTGAACCCGCCGAGGCTATAACTGGTCAAGGAATTGAAGGTTCCCTTGAAATTTTAGAACAAACTAATAGTCTGTACTATGTAAGGGCTGCTACTAGTGATGCTGCTGATGCATCTGCTATTATGGGACTCGGTTCTTGTCCTGCTGTTTTAGTATCGGGTGTAGATACTTTTGCTACGGGAGAAGGCTTTGGTGTGTTGAGTGCCCTTACTTTGAGAATTCAAGTGTATGATAACGCTGGGGTGGCTCAATTTACTGACAATTCTAGTGCAGGTAAGGACTTTGTTATTCCAGCAGGAACTGCTACTAGCCAAGGTGAAGCCATCAGAAAGGTTGTTGGTGGAGGCTTAGATGCTGATAAGATTGGGTGCTTCTTTGATGGAGCAAGAACTGCTGACACTGATGCTACAAATCTTGCTTTGTCGGGTGCCATTGTTGGAAGTTTCGCAGGATCAGGTGCTTCGATTGGCGTGTCTGCTGTTAGCTCAACTACTGCAACAGGAACTAGTTTCCCAGGAACCGCTGGTGTTTCTGCTTTAAGAGCAACAGCTGCTGCTAGTGGAGCGACTGCTTATGGTGCTTCTGGAAACTATGCTTCTGCTGTAAGAGTTTATGGGGGCAGTGTACTGACTACAGGAACTAAATCTGCTGCATATAAAATTGAGTCTCTGTATCCAGGTGCGGGATATAATGGGGGTACAAGAACTGATGGAAATGCTAGTGGTAATAGTATTACTGTTAATGATTTAGGTTCACAAAACTTTGATGTAATTGTTAATGAAAATGGTGTGGGTGATGAAACCTTCAAGTGTAGTTTCGTTGGGTCTGGTTCCTTTATTGAGGATGTTATTAATACTGGTGAAACAAATACTACTTCTGATACTATCAAAGGTAACTTGGTTAAAGATGATGCAGACGCTACGGCAGCAAAGCTAACAGACTACACGGGCCTTTTAGGCACTCTAATGGGTACGACTCTTTTCCAAATAGATTATCAATGGTTAGATCCTTTTGCTAATCCTACTGGAACAGGGACTGCTGAGGCGCTGTCCGAAAACTCAGATAATGCTTCTAGATTCAACAAGCTTGTTGCTTCTACAAATACTAATATGGCTGGTGGAGACAATGGTGATGGTGCAAGTGATGCTGATGCTGCGGCCACTGCTTTGATTGGAAATGCCTCAGTTGAGCCTAAGACTGGGATGCAGTCTCTAGATGAGCAGGTACTGAATATAGGAATTGCTTTAGTTCCTGGAGTTGCTAACCAATCTGTTCAAAATAATTTAATCACTCTTGCTGAAACTACTCAAAACTTCTTAGCTCTTGTGGCTCCCCCTTATGCAATTGGAACTGTGCAGGATGCTATTGATTGGAGTAACGGCAAGTCTTCTAGCACTGCTGGGTCTCGGACTGCTTCGATTAATAGTTCTTACGCTGCTGTCTACTGGCCTTGGGTTAAAGTATTCAGTGTCTTTGATAGCAAGGATCGTTGGCTAGATCCTACAATCTATGGTGCGCGGCAAATGGCCTTCACTGATGCTGTGGCTGATAGTTGGTACGCTCCTGCTGGATATCGCAGAGGTAGGCTCACAAAGCCTACGGAAGTAGAAGTCAAACTGAACCAAGGTGATAGAGACAGTCTTTACAGTGGTGGAAATGTTGTTAACCCAATTGTTTCCTTCCCACAGCAAGGCATCACGATCTTCGGTCAACGAACTACTCAACGCAGTCCCACAGCCCTAGATAGAATTAATATTCGTAGACTCATGATTTACATTCGCAAGGTTATTCTCCTTGCAACTCAACGATTTGTCTTCGAACCAAATGATGAGTTCACTTGGGCACAAATTGAAGGTGTTCTTAATCCCTTCCTCGATGATATTCGTAGAAGAAGAGGAATCACTGAGTTCCGCGTTGTGTGTGACGAAACTGTAAATACTCCTCTGAGAATTGACCGTAACGAACTCTGGACTAAGGTTCTCATTAAACCTACTAAGACGGCAGAGATCCTCATTTTTGAAATTAACCTGACCAATCAATCGGCTCAGTTAGGGAGCTTATAAGGAACTAATAAATGGCAAAATCTTATTACAAGGAACGATACGGAAGAACTTTTACCCCAGGTAAAGGTCTTCCTACAATCTCTACTGAATTAGATTCAGTACGAGCATATCAATTTGAAATTCATTTCTTCGGACTTCCCGCAGATGTTTCGAATCAGTCTGATCTCACTCTAGCTGCTAAAAAAGTTACGGGTATAGAGATGAAGAATGAAGCTATCGTTATTGATAGAGTTAACGATAAGGTTTTCTATCCTGGTAAGACTACTCCTGGTGAACTTAGTGTGGACTTTGATAACCTGTATCTCAGAGAATCTGCTTCTGATCTGTATCGCTACTTCCGTCATACCTATGATCCTCTTACTGGAGAAATGACGAAGAGCGCACAGCCTGGAGGTGGTGCTGGTAAAACTTTTAAAGCTGAAAGAGTAGAGGTGATTATGCTGGATAACTCTCTGGAACCACACTCGACGGTTGAGCTTTATGGAGTATACCCAACCTCATGGTCTGCTGCTGAGTTTAATTATTCAACAAATCAGTTTCATCAACTGACTGTGAACTTCAAGTATGATTTCATGAATGTATATAACTACGCTAACCCAACTACTTAATAGGGTAGTTACCTAAATATTAAAGGCCCAGTCTGATAGTACCAACAGACTGGGCCTGTTTTTACTTATCTATAATGAAATATGGACTACTTTTTAGAATTATTGAAAAGCTACGACAAACTTAAGAAGAGAAAGTTTAAGCTTACTTATATTACGGAAGCGCAAGATAAGAAAAAGAAACCTGATAATGGAAAATCTACTCAGGAGGATATGGATGCTCAAAATAACAAAAATGCAGAAGCACTAGCATTAGAGGTTGTAAAGGCAGGGCCTCAGCAGCCTTTTAATGATGAATATAAAAGAGGAGGACAACCCCCCTACGCTTATTTTTCTAAGACGAAACAAGAAGTTCAATTGATGGGTGGCCCAATGGGGTCTCGCGCAGGAAGGGTTGCAGATGCAGCCGGAAATCCTGATGTATCCTCTGATGCATGGAAAAAATTAGTTAATTTTTTTAAAGATGGAAAAGATGATGAGTTACTTAGACAACAAGAGGATGAAATACTCTTACAGCAGAGATTAGATACTTTAGGTTCTTTAGTAGAGAGTGATCCTGAAAGATTTCCTGAATTAGCTCAAGATATTGTAGCATTAGAAAAGGAAAATAATCAACAAATAGATGAGTTATGCCGTAAGCAGGTACTACCAATCCATATTTGTAAAGGAGATCTTAATACACTTCAATATATTGGAGGTTCCAATGCTAAAAGTTTAGAATCAAAACTGTTTAATGGAACAGGCTTTATTGGTTTTGATGAAAATGGCAAGATGGTAAGAGAACAAATTGGAGAGGGTGTATTTGCTGATACCTTTCAAACTAATTTACAACTATTAGAGTTACTGGAGAAAGGAAAGCCTGATTGTGATCAAGTAAATAAGAGAATGGGATTAGTTGGTAAAGGTAAAGTAGTTCTTTTTACTGATCCTGATGGTCAGGCGGGTCCTATGGAGTTGGGTGAGGGGGGTGTTGTTGTGGATAAGGGGGGTCTTCACCAAACTATGATCGACATCTTCACTAAGTCTGGGTGTACTATTGAATCCTACGAATTTAAGGGATCAACGAATTCATTAAATGAGACTAAGGGACGCTTTAATGAACACTTTATGGGATTAATAACCCGTGTATACTCAGCGGTTCGTGGGAATCCAGGTGCTACTCCTAAAGAGAAATCCCATCTCTTAAAACCTATACTTGATGGGTTTGAACAGGATATGAAAAGCACTCTCGCCTCTCTACAAGAGTTTGCAGGACAAACTCCTATGGCCGACCAAGCTATTGTGCTTGAATCATATCCTTTGATGGAAGAAATTCATAGTGAGCTTCAGTCCTTAACGGAAAAGGAAGGAGTTAAAAACCTAATAAGTCAAATGTATGTGCAGATGGGGGGGTTACTAAAAGAGCTTCAAGCAGATAATATTATTGCAGGGGGAACAGCGCAAAGGCTAGGAGGTAAAGTAGATAACTTCTTTGTGTATACAGGAGATGATGGGTTAGCTAGAGCCCAACAGAACGCTGGCTCCCTTGGACTACTTCCTGAAGATGTTGTTACGAGAACTCCTGCTGAATTATATAACAATGCAACAGAAGCACTAAAGCCTGAAATTGAAAAAACATTAACTAGACAAGGCTTCCCTGCCGATACATGGGAAGAGGTTATTCCTAACCCTGATTTGGAAGAATTTATTCCTAACCCTAAGTATAAGGAAGGTTCTGATGCTGATGAAGAAATTCCTAATCCTAAGTACAATCCAGATGCGCCAGAAACTCTTCCAAATCCTAACTACACCCCAGTAGAATTACATCTCTTGAGTGCAGGAAATAAATTATCGGTAGGAAATCAAATCAAGTTTGGGGATCTTTCCCTTAATAGAGCTATTGAGATAGCTATGGGGAATCCAATTACTGGTAGCTCTCCTCCTGAGAACGAAGATGCATGGTACTCCAAGCTTGATGAGTCTTTAGGATTTACTGCCGCAGAAACAGGGAGGATTTCTAACCCTGTTCTGGAACAACCTGAAACTATTCCTAATCCAGATGCGCCAGAAGAGGTTATTCCTAATCCTGACTATGATCCAACGGCTCCAGCAACAGTAAGAGGTGAAGAGGGTGGTTCACTTGCCACATATTTTGGGTCTATACAAAAGATGTATAAAGCTTGTGATACTATCTCTCAACAAGCACAGTATACAGGTACTGATGGACAGATTACACTTACTAATCCTTCTCAGGTTGCACTACAACTTCAAAGTGTAGCATTAGGTAATTTTGAGTATGGGGGTGAAGGTTCTAATTTTTATAATGCTTGTACAAGAGAAATTCCTAATCCTCATGGAGATGATCCTAAAACTATAAGAGAAAGAAAGCTTCTGGACGGTGATACACCTGAAGCAAAAGGAAATAGAAAGAAGGCTAGTGAAGCTTTAAAACGAGATTATTTATCTTATCGTTTGAGAACAGATTACATGGGTAATGATCCTGTCAAAAGAGCAGGAGCTACTAACGCTCTTTGTCGTATGGCTGGTGCTACCATCATGGAGATGTCCGAAATGGGACAGATAGTAACCGAAGAGGCTGTGGGTGCTGAACCCCTTGTTATAAATCAAAATGATATTCTTCGTGGTCTAGGGAAAGCAAGAAAATCTAAGGATCTCCTCATTGAATTTGAGGGTAGCACTCAGCACCTTACCTTTAAAGTGAAGGGACAAGATGGGAAGACGCACGAAATTACTTATTCAACTAACTTAGAGAGGCAAAAAGATAGACCCGCTATGACAGGACATATCAAAAAAGAAGCTGCTGCCAAAGTTGGTAGAAGAATTGATCCTCTCCAGCCCAGAGTTAAAGAAGATACTCTCTATCAATTCCTTCAAGGCCAGATGAGTCTCTTAGAGAAAATTCTCAATCAACCCAAGCGTAGTCAGGTTCTTTAAGCAGATCATCAAATAGATATATTCTATATATTTTCTCTTCTTTATGTATTTCTATATAATTATTAGATTGATATAAAATATCATAGGGTACGATGGCTAATGTTTGCTGCCTATCTTGTTTAAATATTACCATGGGTATCTTCTGGCATTTTTGCGAATCTTTTTCACATTGATCTATAAATTTCCAGAAGTCCGAACTATAATTATATAAACTATATAAGTTTTCCTTATTGTATCCTTTTTTACACTCTATACAATACTTAAAGTTTTGTGGTGTAATTAAATCCCCATAAATTTTAAGGTGATCTGGAAGAGTGTGGGTTGTGGCGAATGCACCAGACCCAGGAGTTCTTGAAAATTCTGTGGTGTTGAATCTATCATTGAATAGCTTGGCTATGGACCGCTCAAAGGTTGAGCCCTTAGCCCTGCTGTTTACCCTCTTTTTTTTCTTTAACGCAGAAATATCATAATTATCTTTCATAATTGGTTCTCTGTACTATAATAGTAAAATGGATCCCGATCAGACAAACATTAAACTAGATGTTAGTAAATGGAGAGTCCGTGTTGATGAACGGAGTAAAAATCGTATGAAACTACAAATTAAACTTTCGAAAGATGAGGCTTTAGCCTTTAAAAACTTTGCTGATGTTTGCAAACCAGCAGATATTACAGACGATGATTTTATTAAGACCGTTTTTATTACGGGTATTGAATCATTGAACAAGCAACTTGCGGAGATGGTTCAGACCTACGCTGTTGAGAATAAAGAGGAATTGGCGGCTTCTGGAATTACCGTTTTTGAGGATGAGGATGGGGATATCAAACTAGCTGAGACCGCAAGGTTAGAGGATGAGTTATCAGGAACCCCTTCCTTTGATGTTATTAAAAAAGATAGCAAAGAACAGAATGATTTTGTTGACGAACGGAACGCAGAAATTCGTAAGCATGTAAAATGATGTACCAATTAAGGTTCCTTAAAAAGGAAAACGATTTAAATAAACTTATTAAATCGAATAAGAAAACTAAACAACCCATTAATATTTTATTTGTGTCTCTTTGGGATAAGTTTTCTGAGTCGTTGGTATCTAAACTCAAAACTAAATATGGGGGGTCCGAGACCGGACTACCACTATATATTGTGGATAGCTTTCATATGCCACATAGTTTTGTTATTTATAACACTACCAAGTTGCCTCACTTAGTAAAGTATTCCCGTAAGGGAGTACAGTCTGAGGATTATCTTCCGATGATCATGAAAACCTTAAAGGTTATATAAAATCATCCTTTTTTCTCTCAATATAATTTTCAATCTTCTTGTTGTACTTTTTCTCTCTAGTATAGAGAAGCTTTAGGTTGTTAACAATAATGGTTGTAAAATAATTGAAGGCAGTTCCTTTGCGTGGTTTAAAATTCTTAACGGTCTTAAGGACTAGAGTAAAACATTCTTGACGCGCATCATCAGGGTTCACCTTGAAGCGAAAGGAACCTATGATGTTGCTTATTAAAAGGTCGAATAAAGAAACCAGATCATCCTCGTAAGTTTTCGGATCTTCCTGGTATAATAGGATGATTTCTTCGAACCTTTTGTTGTCAATATAGTGATTTTTCATACTTTATTATAGCCATGTTTGATTTAGCAAAACTTTACGAGGGTCATAAAACCCTTGGAGATAACACTTTGTGTGCTGGGTGTTCCATTTTAGAGAAAAATAAACCGTGTCATTCGGTTATGGACCATGAGGATTTAAAAGAATCTCCCGTACTTTTCTTATCAGACTCTCTTAGGTACAAGCTTGGGTCTATTACTGCGTTCTCCTCCGCTGAATTTAATCTAATTCGTGAAATTTATAAAGAGAGTTTAGCATTAGCTGCTTCTGTTAAATGTCCTTCAGTGAGAGATGCAGATATGAGTCCTGTCAATTTGGGTTTGTGTCGCATTCATATGGAGGCTACCATAGATAAGGTAAAGCCTAAACTCATCTTCGCTTGCGGAAACCTTTCTATGAAGATGCTTATTAAGAAGAGTGGTATAACAAATAAGAGGGGGAAGTCTTACGAATTTAGTACGGCTTTAGGTCATAAATGTGTGGTTGTTCCCATCTTTCATCCTTACTCTTGTATTAAGGAGCCTCGTCACATTCCGTTGTTCCGTAAGGACATACAGAATGCGTATGAAAAATACATTTTAGGAAGAAAGAGTGAGGGGGACTTTTCTTATAAAGTTATCACTACAATTCAAGCTGTTAAAGACTTGGCGCAAAGTTTGAAAGACACAAACACAACTGTTGCTGTTGATACGGAGACAACAGGACTGAACTTCCTAACGGATAACATCATGACCATTTCTCTTACTACGAGAGATAATACTTGGGTCATCCCACTCGATCATAAGGATAGTCCTTTCAAGAAGGGGGAACCTCATTATGCTAGTGTTTGGGTGGCGTTACGCCAAATCTTAGAAAACCCTAAGAACAAGAAGGTATTTCATAATGCTAAGTTTGACCTTAAGTTCCTAATTAACTACGGAATCTATACTAAGAATGTGTGGGACACTAAGATCATGCATCACTTATTGGATGAGAATATGCCCAAGAGTTTGATGGATCTTACTAAATTATATTTCGCTAACGAGTTGGAGGATCTTTAGAACCCCTCTCCTCCCAGCCATTCCTGCGCTTCTGCCGCTTTTGCTGCCATTTCTGCTCTTCTGGCTTTGCTGGCTTTGCTGGCTGCTGTTCTTTGTGTACCTGCTTTTTTCTCTTCTGCCGCTTTTGCTGCTATGTTTGCTCTTCTGGCTTCGTGATGATCCCCTTTTTTCATTGACTTTTTGTATTGAAAGATAGATTGTTTTGGTGGGTCTGGGTTTGTATGAAGGATAGATTTGTTTGCTGTTCTTTGTGTACCTGCTTCTTTTCTACCTTTAGGCCCCCGTTTTCTATCTTCTTTAGCCCTAATAGCTTTAGGGGTATGTCTTTTCAAACCTTCCAGAGCCTTGGCACCTCCAAAACCTTTTACTTCAGCTATAAGAGCGCCCATACTTCTATAAGTATTCCAAATTGATTCCCCAACTTGGTTTGCTATTTGTTCCTCCACTTTCTCCTCTTCCTTCTCTTTCTTCCCTTTTCTGTCCTTCAGGGCTTTTTGTAGTTTGTGTCCAGCAGTCATTCCCGCAAGTGCCCCTACCGGCCCTCCAGCCACCGCACCTCCTACACCTCCACCCACTACGGCTCCCAGCACCCCTTCATTAATTTCTTTGTAATTTTTCATAAGTAAGACCCCTCTAAGCTCTATTATATAGTCATGTTAACTATAGACAACCCAAAAAAATTTGATTGGGCGAACATGGATCTATCCGACTGTTGCGAGGGCAACGCGATGGATACTTACTTTACCCTTAAGCTTTTTGATCTTATCATGGAAAAGCTGGGGGAAGAACCTGTCATGAAACTCATTGAGAATATTGTGATGCCTTCTCTTGAAACTTTCGCAGAGATGGAGTATAATGGGTTGGATGTGGATCTTGATACATTAGGTTGCGTAGGCAATCAACTGCGGTCTACTAATATGGATGAAGAAGATTTCCTTTATAGTTGTAGGGGGGTTATTAAGACCGATAATCTTTCTTCTAATAATGATCTAATTGAGATTCTTTATACCCGAGACGGCGGTGTAGGATTATACCCTCCTGATAAAACTGCAAAAGGCAAACCTTCTGTGTCTGCTCCTACTCTTAAACTTCTCCTTCAACATATTGATGAGGAGCTAGAGAGGCGTGGGTAGGTGGCAATATCGAGATGAGGGGAAGCGTATCAGCAAGTCTGTTGTAGCAGACAAAACTAAGGAAGAATTAGTAGAGGCTAAGAAATTCCTGAAGGGGTTACTGGATCTTCGTAAGTCTGAGAAGCTAACCAAGACTTATATTGAGGGTACTAAGAATGCTATAGCGTATAATGAGAAGAATAAAGTCTTTGTGGATTTCCGCTTTGATGGCACCGCAACGGGAAGGCTCTCTTGCGCTGCGTACACCGCTCAGAAATCCATGGGAGTATCTTTCCATACCTTACCCCGTGAAACAAAAAACAACATCAGAAGCCTTTTCAAAGCTCCTGGTGACTGGGCATTTATTGCTGCTGATTATGCGGCTATGGAGTTGCGAGTCTTGTCTCACATAGCGAAGGAGGGTAATATGCAGACTGCCTTTAACCAGGGTGCAGACCTACATACTTATACTGCAAAGCTTCTGTTTAATAAGGATAGAATTACTAAGCAAGAACGACAAATCGCTAAGACTGTATCATTTCTTATTGTATATGGAGGAGGAGCTTTCAATTTAAGTGAGACTGTGGGCATTCCTATTAAACGAGCGGAGAAAATTATTAAGGACTACGAGAATGTATATCCTGGGATTTTTGAGTACATGGAGTTTGTTAATAATTTCATTAAAGCCAATGGATATGCATACACTATCTTTGGGAGGAAACGGAACCTTCCTGATGTGTATAGTCGTGAACGATCAGTAGTTAATCGAGCGTTGCGCCAGGGGTTGAACTTTACTATCCAAAGTGCTGCCTCAGATATTCTTTTATCTTCTCTGTTGGGAGCTTCTCGGAGATTTAAAGAAGCAAATCTCCAAGCTCGACCTGTGGCTACGGTGCATGATTCTATTGAGATTGTGTGTCCACAAGAAGAGGTGAAGGAGGCTCTCACTCTTCTCTACGATGAAATGGTTAACTATCCTACGATCAAGAACATTTTTAATATTAAATTTGATATTCCCCTCGCTATTGATGCAGAGGTGGGGAACTCTTTCGGGGATGGAAAAGTTGTTGAGTTTTCTGGAGGAGTTCCTGTACTATGAAACGATGTAATAAGTGTTTGCAAGAATTAGATGATTCCAAGTTCGGTTTTCATAGTGCGTCTAACTACCTAAGACCAGAGTGCAAAAAGTGTAATAACAAATTAGCTAAAGAACGAAGAGATCTATATAAGAAACAGGGCAGTCCCCCTACAAAGCATACTTGTCCTATTTGTTTACGGAAAGAGGATGAGGTGTCAGGTTTGGGGGGTAAGAAGTTGGGTCCTTGGGTTCTTGACCATGACCATAAAACAAAAGAATTTCGTGGGTGGTTATGTCATCCATGTAATCGGGGTCTAGGCGGGTTCAATGATGATATTACTAAGTTAACAAGGGCTAAGAAGTATCTTCATCATACTAAGTGGTGGCAAGTTTGGAAGTAAATGAAAAGGGTATTGAGAGTTGTTAAAGCTTTTTATTGTTGGTGCAGAGGGGGTTGCCCCGTTGCGTTAACTGCGGACGAGCGGTTAGCTATTTGTAAAAAATGTACACACTATAGATTAGAGAGGTGCGTCCTTTGTGGGTGTATACTAAAGTATAAAACTAAAATGGAAACTGAGAAGTGCCCCTTAGAAAAATGGTAATATGAAAACACTTGTGATTGGAGACTTACATTTTAATGATAAGCCTATGGGTATGTTAGATGCTCAGAAGGAAGCGATAATTCAAATTTGTAAGGAGAACGCTGATTGTTCCAAGGTTATCTTCTTGGGGGATTTGATGATGCATAGGCACCCCAGACCCACTGTTTTGTTAGCTTTGAAAGAGGTTATGGATGAGGTAAGTAAGATACAACAGATTTATATTCTAAGAGGAAATCATGATAGCGTAAATAAATCTGATGATGGGAGTACGATCCTTAGTATGCTTGAGAAAGATATGGTGTGGGGCCACCGTCAGGTAAGAGTAATAACTAAAACTTGGATTGATAAAGTAAATAAGTGGGTATTTATTCCACACTATGAAGATGATGAAAAAATTAAAAGCGATCTTAGGAATGTCCCTGAGAATTATATGGTGTTTGGTCATTTTGGGTACAATGGGGTGCTTGATTGTGCTGGGGATGCTGATTTTGGGGTTACTTTATCCGATTTTAAAAATCCAACAATTCTTGGGCACATACATAGAGAAAGCCATGAAGAAGGAGTCTCCATCCTCGGAACCCCCTACTCCACCAACTTTGGAGAAGCCGGAAAAGATTGCTACTACGGTATCCTTACTGGATCAGGCTTGGAAAAAATACCAACAGAAGGAGGACCAAGACACTTAGTAATGGACTATGACAAGGTAGAGGAGAATTTGGATTGGATTAATGCAGAAACTTCTCCTCCTAACTATACCCTCTTACGAATTAATATAAATACAATCAATGAAGATCAAGATCAGGTTACTACTTTGTGTGATTCCATTACTGCTCCCTTTGTGGAGATTAAATATAAGCCTCTTCTAGATGAAAAAGAAGAGTTTGAAACAGATAATAAAATTTTTACTACTGCAATTAATGATGAGTTGATCGAGCATTATATAAATTCTAGTAATGCTTCTATAAATAAGGCCGATCTTCTCTCTGGTTTAAAATTGATTCATGAAAATCAACAAAATAGAGATACATAATTTTTATTCTATAAAGAATGTAAAACTCAGCTTCGATAAGTATAAAGGAATTGTCCTAATAGAAGGAAAAAATAAGGACACAGGAGGATCTAACGGATCTGGGAAGAGTGTTCTTATTGAGGCTGTGGTATGGGGCCTGTTCGGGAGGACTGTTCGTAAGTCTACGGAGGAGGCACTAATAAATAATTCAGTAAAGAAGGGTTGTTTTGTACGAATAACTCTTAACGATGACATTGTAATAGAAAGGGGTAAGAAGCCCGTCTTCCTTAAAGTTTTTAAGGGAGATAAGGAACTAACCAAGGAGAATGCATTAAAAACTCAAGCATTTGTTGAGGAGTTACTTCAAACTAACTACAAAGTGTTCTTAGCATCTACAATCTTTGGCCAGCAGAACAATATAGAGTTCATTAATGCTACGCCTGAGGATAAACGAACCATCATTAAGAATTTCCTGAATCTAGAGGAGATTTTTTCTCTTAGAGAGTCGGTTAAATATCTTAAGTCTTCTTCGTCTCAGACCGTGAAGAAGCAAGATGCTATTATTAACGAGCATGAGAAAAGCATTAAGTCTTATGACAAGGAACTAAAGAGCCTTGAAAAATTACGAGAGGAGGTAGGGGGGAAGTACGATGAAGATGCTTTGTCCTTGTCCCTTAATGATGTAATAAAATTAGAGTCTGATAATCAGACGCATGAGTGGATGGTAGTAGCCAGTAAAAAAGAGATCGCTGGTCTGGAAGAAAGGATTCAGCATCTCCTTTCTAGATTGGAACATCCTGATGATGAGGAGTGCTGTGAGATGTGTGGCCAATCTGTCGATGTTCCCTTTCACCCTAAACGAATCTCTCTTGAGATTGAAGAGTGCAACGGGTGTATTGAAAAATACAAGGAAGACATAAGAAGAGAAAAGGAACTAATACAACCAGTTCCTATAAGTTCCTCCGAGTATTATCAAATCATTGAGTACAACCAACTCAAGAAGGAGTCCGAGACCTTTACGGATATTAAGCAAGGTACTTTAAAAAAGATTCAGGAAGCTCATGACATCAAGCAAAAGTATAACAGCCAGTATGAGATAATGAGGTTTTGGGAGAAAGCTTTTTCCGAATCAGGTATAATTAAGTACATCATTAAAAATGTGTTAGATTATTTTAATTCTAAGGTAAACTTTTATCTCTCTCACCTATCCCAAGGTAAGTTTTTCATTGAGTTTAATGAGGAGCTTAAGGAAACTATCACTCATAACAAGCAGAGAATTCATTATATGTCGTTGTCGGGAGGAGAGAAAAAGAAAATTAGTTTGGCTGTAATGCTAGGACTTCAAGAGCTTTTAAAGATATCTCACAATCAAAAAACTAACTTGATGTTTTTTGATGAAGTAGCTGAGAATTTAGACAGAGAAGGGTTGGATGGGCTCTACATATTATTGTCAGAATTAAAGAAAGACAAGAGTTTATTCGTCATTACACATAATAATTATCTTAAATCTTTAATGGAAAATAGTAAGACTATTACTATGATAAAATCTAAAGGAATATCTAAACTGATTGGAAAATAGTTATGGCAAACACATCTTTGAATGAAATTGGACAAGAGATTTTTGATAGTAGATATGCTTATCCAGGCGAGTCTAAGTGGGCTGATCGGGCGAAGGTTATTGCTAAAACCATAGCGTCTGCCGAGAGAGATGAAGATAAAGAAAAGGTAGAGAAAGCTATCTACGAAGCTGTTGGATCTGGGGATCTTATTCCTGGAGGTAGAATTATTTATGGGGCTGGTAGAAATAGAGGTAATCACAACCTCCTTAACTGCTTTGTTATTATTCCTGAGGACTCTGTGGACTCCATTGGGCAGACCGTTAAAGATATGTACAAAATTTCTTGTGCGGGAGGAGGGGTAGGATTTAATGTATCCAAGATTCGTCCCAAGGGAGATCATATTGGGAGTGTAAATAACTCACATCCAGGAGCGGTTTCAGTTCTTCAGATGATTAATGAGGTGGGTAATCATGTTCGTGCTGGAAAGAATAGAAGGACAGCACTTATGGGTATTCTTAATATTACTCACCCTGATTTGCTTGAGTTTCTTTCCGTTAAGTTGGATCAAGGAGAGTTAAATAATTTTAACATTTCTGTAGCTATTACTAACAGATTTCTAGAAGCAGTAGAGTTGAATGAGGATTGGTACTTTTCTTTCAACAATAAAGAGTATCATTCTTATGAGTTAACTCGTCACAGTCTACATACTCAAGAAATTATTAGCGTTGTTGCTCAGGATGAAGAAGATGCTCTGGCCCGTGCTGAGAATTTTTATAAGGAAAATTGGGAAGATACCTTTACTTGTAATGGTCAGAATGATATTAGGGCGCGAGACTTATGGGATATGATCTGGAAAAATTCAGTCGAGTCTGGTGATCCTGGAATTTATAATATTGATTTAGCAAATAGTTACACTAATGTTTCATACTTTGAAAACCTGGATTCAACGAATCCTTGTGGAGAGATTTCACTACCTTCTTACGGAAACTGTTGTTTGGGTAATATTAATCTTAGCAATATGGTTCTTGCTGACGGTACTGATTTGGATTGGAAGCGTTTGGCTAAGACTGTCAGAACTGGAGTCCGCTTTTTAGATAATGTTCTGACAGTTAATACTTTTCCAACGGACGAGTGTAAAAAAGTTGGTGAGCGGTCTAGAAGAATTGGTTTGGGGGTAACTGGACTTCATTATATGCTTATTAAATTAGGTTTGCGATATGGTAGTGAGTCTTGTTTAGAATTTCTTGAAAGATTGTTCAGTACTATCCGAGATGAAGCATATAAGATGTCTATATACTTATCAAGGGACAAGCAACCATTCCCAGAGTTTAACTATCAAAAATATCTTGAAGAAGACTTTGCAAAGACTCTCCCAGCCCGTATTAGAATGCTTATCAAGCGATACGGGATTCGAAATGCTGTCATGCTTACTATTCCTCCTTGCGGCACTATCTCAATGCTCCACGGGGTTAGTTCGGGTATTGAGCCTATCTTTTCTGCTATGTATAATCGGCGTTATCGGCATAATAATACTTGGAAGGAAAAATTAGTTGTTGACCCCCTCTTCCGAGAATATTTCGAAGAGGATAAATCGTTGGAGTGTTTCATCGGAGCCTATGATGTTAAACCCGAAGACCACATTCGGGTCCAAGCGACTATACAAAAGTTCATTGATTCCTGTATCTCAAAAACAATCAATCTTCCCGCCACAGCCACACCTGAAGAGTTTTCTCAAGCGGCTCTGGACTATGCTCCATACCTCAAAGGTCTTACGGTGTATAGAGCGGGGGCTAAAGAAGGTGAGCCTCTTGAGGCTATCCCTTTAACAGAGGAGAATATTGAGAAACATATGACAGTTTTTGTAAATACTGCTCTGGCAAGTGGAGATAAGTGTTCCTTAGCAGGAGGTGAGTGCTAGTGGCAACATACGAATGGGTTTGTAGAGAGTGTAAAATCTATTGGGATAGGGAGTATCGTGTTGGAAAAGCTCCTTCTAAAACTAGATGTCCTGAATGTAGAAAACTCTCTGAGAGATACTGGCAGAATCAGGGTGTGGGAATTTCTTTTAAAGATGATGGAACAGGAAATCAAAAAAATCCAGGAGTCCAAGATTTTCATACTGTAAGACGCAGATATCAAAAATTCTTTAAAGAGGGGTACGATAGAGATTCTGCTAATAGATTTTTGCATAAACAAATTGATGCCAGTAAAAGTGCTATGGATGATGAATCTTTTAGGTATAGATCAGCAACTGTGGATTGGGATAAATTTGCAGAGGTTAGGGGTTTGAAAAAGGTGAGTGATAAAGAGGCTAAAAATAAGTTAGAAAGGTCTCGAAAACTAACTGCTGAGGCGTATGATAGAGCGAACAAGATGGGCTATAAAGACATCGGAAAAACCAACTTAGATATTACAAAACCTAACAAGAACAAATAACAGCCATGGCTTACGATTTTAGTGAGAATATCCAAAGAGGTATTCTCTACCTCCTGAAATCTAATAAAGATTTCTACCTACAGATTGTCAACTTAGTTCAGCCTGATTACTTTGAGTTCCCTTCTCATTCAAAGATTTTTGAGAAGGTTAGAGAACATTATGATAAGTATGGTAAGCTTCCTACGGATGATTTTATTGTTCAGGATGTGAAGCCTACGCTGAGTCCTAGAGAGAATGTGTCGGACTATGAGGATGAGCTTTCTTACATTAATAATGTAGATACTTCAACCACTACCAACACAGAATATTTGTTGGATTTGGTGGAGGGGTTCGCCAAAAAGGAGGCGATGAAATCTGCTATAGCTCAAAGTATTTCGCTAATTAAAGATGACCGTGTTGATGAGGTGGAGGCTTTGGTTAGGAAAGCTCTTCTTATTAACCGAGATGTTGATACGGGACAAAATTATTTCAAAGATATTTTAGGTAGATGGGATAGAATATTTAATAAGAAACAAGAAGAAAAGTATAAGACCTTCCTGCCGTTAATCAATAAATCCTTGGAGGGTGGTTTGGGCTCCAAGGAAATGGCTATGGTGGTAGCCCCTCCGGGGGTGGGTAAATCCTTGTTTTTGGTGAATCAAGGAGTCCACTCTATGATTGAGGGTAGGAAAGTCTTATATGTTTCATTGGAAATGAGTGAGGATAAGATCGCACAGAGGTTTGATTCAATTATGACCTTGGTGCCACAGTTCAAGCTTAAGGATCCTGCTAACCAACTCACGGTTAAGGAACGATTAGATATGTTCCAGAAAGAGTTCCCTGGAAGCCAGTTGGTTATTAAAGAATTTCCTACAAGCCAAGCATCTATTAACACGGTTCGCAACTTGTTAGTTCAATTAAAAAATTATGATGATTTTGAGCCTGATTTGTTGATTATTGATTACTTAGAACTGTTGCGCCCCACTAGGGAGATTCAGCAAGAGTATCAAGCCCAACAGAAGATCGCTGAGGAGTTGCGGGGAGTTGCAATGGAACATGATATCTTAGTGTGGACTGCTACTCAGACGAACAGACAGGGCCGAATGGTGAAGATTATTACAGACGCAGAGTTAGGGGATTCCTATGGTAAGATTAGGACTTGTGATTTTGCCTTATCTCTCAACCAATCCGAAGAAGAGTTTGATCAGGGAACAATGAGGGCGTTTGTTATTAAGTCTCGCAACGGTAGACCCAGGTTTGTGGTGCCCATGGAAGTAGATTATAGTGTTCTCAGAATGTCAGAGGCCGATGAACTCTTTTCAGAAGGCTCCTCTTGAAATCAAAGAAAGCACCCCCCATCCATTCTATGGAAGTATATACGGGAGTAAAAACTTTTAAGATACAACAAAAGGCTTTAACTAAAGATAGTCTTTATGGGTGTGTAGAATTTCCTAAATCTTTATTGACGATAGATCCTAACCAATGTATAGAAGACTATAAAGGAACTCTATTGCATGAAATTTGTCACATAGGGTTTGATTTGTATGGGCTGGGGGATGATGATGATATGCCCCAAATAGGTAACGAATTCCTAACAACTGTCACCTCCAATATGGTTCAACAACTAGCTGGATTAAATAAAGAATTATTTAGGTTTATTTTTGAGTAACCTAAATAAGGTATGAAAGATTTAGAGCTTAAAGATATTATGGACAGGCCCGTTAGGCCCCTTACCTTGTTGTCAGTTTATAGGAATGGTTGGTGGCAGTTCACAACTCCTGTTAATCCTGTGCGTACTGTAGACAACCAAAGTTATTATTTAATTAGTGAAAAATTTGGATTGGGTAGACAAGGAACTTGGAATCCTAAAATACTTGCTAAAAGAGGTTCTCCTGGGGATTACATTTCCCAAGATCAATTTGGTGAGTATGCGTTAGTCACAGAGGGAGAATATAAAAGATTATTTCCGTCACCTAACTTGAATCCTCCGAGTACCCCCACCAACTCAACCCAGCTACAAGATCCAAACTTTTTAACAAATATTTCAAAAAAATCCAACCCTGCTCGACTGTAATAGTACAACGATAAAACTTATACCTCTTAATACGGGATACTAATATGCAGGAATTAATTGAATCACTAGAAGATTTTACTTGGGAAAATTATAAAGACATTAGTGATGCTTTGGTGCGGTTTGATGATCATAGCGTGGAGAATGAGATGTTTCGACAAGCATCTGTTTACTCCTACTATTTCGGATTGATGAGCATGGCTAAGAGAAAGGTTAATGAGTGTAGTGTGGAGATCACTCGCTATGCCGCTAATCTTAGGAAGGTCTCTAAGGGGCAGTCTACTACTAAAGTAACTGCCAAAGACCTTGATGATATTGTCCTTGGTGACACCTACTATACTGAATTGCAGACCAATTTGGATGAGGCTACTTTTAAATATGAAATGCTTAAGGGCCTTGTACGAGCCCTTGAACAAAAAAAAGATATGTTACAACAAATTTCTGCAAATAAACGAGAAGAAACGAAACTATATAAATGATACTACTATCATACACTAACCACTAACTAAAGGAAACTAAAATGGCTATTGATCTTAACGCTCTTAGAGCAAAACACGAACAACTTAACAACCCACAAACGGGTAACAACGCAGACTTCCTTAAGAAGTTCTATCAAATTCCTGAGGGCAGCAACGCTGTTCGCATTCTTCCTTGGAGGGATGATGAGAGGGAATTCTATGCGGAAACTAAGATTCATCGAGTTCCTGGACCTGATGATTCTGTAAAAAATATGCATTGCCGCAAGGTGCATGGTGAGGCTTGCCCAATGTGTGATCTTTACTTTGCTTTGTGGAAAACGGGGCGCAAGGAAGACGAAACTCTTGCTCGCCAAATTAAGCCCCGCGCTCGCTACTATTTGAACATTCTTGCTAGGGAAAGCGGGGATATTAAAATCCTCTCTATTGGGGTAATCCTTTTCAAGAAGATTATTGGTGCGATGCTTGATGAAGACTTCGGGGACATTACTGATCCCGAAACTGGGCACGATTTTAAAATCGTGAAGGAGATGGATGGACAATGGCCGAAGTACGATCAGTCTCAGCCCCGCCCTAAATCATCTCCTCTCGGTAGTAAAGCCGAGATTGCATCCTTTATGGATAGTCTCCATGAAATTCATGAGCTTGTGAAGCTTGAAGAATATGAGGATGTTAAAAAAGCTGCTGCGATTCTTACTGGAGTTGCAGTACAAGGTACTCCTTCATCAGAGACTGAGGAAGTTTCTGATAATGATTACCTCTCTAAATTGCAAAGTTAATTACTTATGAAAAATATTTTTCTAACACTTATTTGTGTTTTTATGTTGGGTACAGGGGTGGTGTCCTGTACGGCTCTTGAGGGGTTCTTCGGAGAAGGCACAGTTTTCACCACTCAGGATCAACTCCAAGAAGGGGAAGAAGGTGCTATTATTCCCTGGGACCAGCTACCTGAGGCTGTGAAGGATAAAATCCCTGAGGGGACTGCTCTTGTCATGGCAAATAAAGATCAGTTAGTTACTGATGCTGCTTATATTCTTGCTGGCGGTGTCTTGGATGGGGATGCTCTTGGTGGCATGATCGACGCTGGTTTTGGTATCGCCAGCACCTTCCTTCCTGGGCTTGCTGCATGGGAAGGTGTGGTTACTCTGTTTAGCCAACGAAAGCGAAAGCATTATGTGAAGGCTGCTAAGGCTATTATCCCCACAGATAAGAATCTGGACTTCGGAGGCGCAGTTGGCAGTATTGCTGCTGCTTTAGGAATGGTACATTCTTCCGAAGGTACGAAAGAAGTTTTTGAGGATGAGGAAGTTTAAAAAATAATTTTTATTCTATAATAGGAAGGCATCTGTTCTGGGTGCCTTCCTTTTTTATTATGGCTAATAAACTAAAAATACTTTGTGCCCCTTCGAATGAGGGGGGCTGCGCCTACTACCGCATTATAGCTCCTTACAAGAAGCTTGAAGAGCTTTATCCTGACCGAGTGGAGATTCGATGGAACAAGAATCCACTAGGTATTAATGAAAAGGATGGCTCTTGGCAACAGGGGTGGGACTTTGAAGATATGAAGTGGGCAGACATCGTATTCACTCAAAATCTCTCTAACTTCGGGGGAAACTACACGGCAAGAATTATTGGAAAAGCTAAAGAATTCGGGAAGTTTGTCCACTATGATACCGATGATTTGCTGACCAATATTTATGAGGGACATAGATTATACAGTGTTTACAAGGAGAAGGGCTTAGAAGATATTACGAAGTTTATATACAGCCACTCAGACCTAGTGAGCGTGACACAGAAAAAGTTTGCTGAACGAGTTGCTCCATACTGTAGTCCTAATAATGCACTCGCTGTTATAAAAAATAGTATAGATTATAATCTCCCGTGCTGGAACATGGAGAAAGTTCCTAGGCCAAAGAAGAACTACTGCCGCTTTGGTTGGGTTGGCGGCATCCATCATGAGCAAGACCTACGATACTTCTCTGGTGTACCTCATTTTGTGAACCAACGAGTGGGGAGGGAGAATTGTCGGTGGGACTTTTACGGACACCCACCTCCCCAAACTCCTCCTGATGACTGGCAGTATGATGTGTGGAGAAAGTATAAGAGCATTATTCTTAGAGGATTTAAAGGAGGCAAGAACTGGGATGTTCATTACGCACAACTCCCTGATAGGTATGGTCAAATGTTTACTCATATGGATGTAGCCCTTGCTCCTCTTGAGATGAATGATTTCAATGATTCAAAATCTGAAATTAAGGTGGCTGAGTGTGGAAGATACAAGATTCCTCTTGTGGCATCTAATGTAGGATCTTATGATGAGTGGATTGTAAATGGAGAAACGGGGTATTTAATTGAACCAGGAAAATCTCATGTTTCAGATTGGACTAGAATATTAACTAAGATGGCTAAAAATCCTGGCTTGGTTAGGGAGATGGGGGAAAACCTCCACACTCTCACGGAACCAGCGTTTGATATGAATAAGGTTGCTAAGGGAAGACTTGATTTATATGAGGAGTTGATGAGTGTCAAAGTCCAAGGTTAGTATTGTAAGTAGTTGGACTCGTCCTGGAGGCGGTACGGTTGCTCACATAAATCTAACTAATTTGTTAAATGAGAATGGGTATGATTGCACATTTTACGGCCCCAATCATTGGCACATAGATAAGTGTAAAGGGGCCTCTATTGAGAAGTGTTTAGTTGGCCCAGATGATATTTTAATTAGCCACTTTATTCAAGTCCCTGCTGAAGTTCGGCCCAAGAAGCATATTTTGTACTGTCATGAAAAAGATATTTTTCCTCTCAAAAATGTTTCTCTAGCACAGTATGATTTGATAGTATATGTAAGTAATTCCCAAAAGGAGTGGCAAGGAGTAAATCATCCTTCTGTAATTATTCCTCCTTTTGTTAAAAAGGTAAATTGGACAAATCCTAAAAATGGAGTAGCTGGGATTATCGGGAGTGTTGATAAAAATAAACAAACTCATGAATCTATTCATAGGGCTGCTAGAGATGGTTTTTCCACAATTAAGCTTTTTGGAGAAGTTACAGATAGGATGTATTTTGAGGAAAAAGTGAAACCTGCGATGGATATTCAAGCTGAGGTCACACTAGAAGGTCATGAGGACGATCCTGAGACCATGTACGGGCAGATCAGTAAGGTCTACCACTCGTCCCTTAGCGAGACCTATGGGCTTGTAGAAGCTGAGTGCAAGCTCGCTGGGATCCCCTTTAAGGGACCTAGTAATGGCCAGGATATTTTAGATAAGGAGGAGATATTAGAACGATGGAAAAAAATCCTAAACTAAGTATTGTAACTGCGTACTACAATAGAAAAAATCTTTTATTAAAAACTTTGGCTTCAATTGAGGAGTCGGAGAGAACTCAAGATATAGAATTTATTATTGTAGATGATGTAAGTAAAGATAACCAACGATTAGAGGATATTCAAGATAATTATTCTTTTCCAATTCATATTATTAGACAAGAAAAAGAAGACAAAACCTATATTAATCCCTGTGTGCCTTTTAATTTGGGGTTTGCTAAAGCAAAAGGGGATTTAGTTTTAATTCAAAATCCAGAATGTTTCCATGTGGGGGATTTGCTTTCTAGTGCTTTAGAAAATACTACAGATGAAAATTATCTAGTTTTTGCTGCCTATGCTTTATCTCAAGAAGATACTAAAAATTTAGGATTATCTAATCAGAGAGTTAGCCTCTTAAATAAGATTTCTAATGGAGGACAGGAGGATGGGTGGTATAATCATTCTATAATTAATCCTAGACCTTTGCACTTTGCGTCTTGTATTACTAAAAAGAATTTAGAGGAATTGGGTGGTTTTGATGAATCCTATGCTCAAGGTATTGGGTATGATGACGATGAACTACTAATGAGGATTAGACATAAAGGGCTAAAGGTTGAGATTTGCGATAATCCTTTTGTTTTGCATCAAAATCATTATGATGAGAATGCTTTTGAGAATAAGTTTAAATTATCCCCTGAGCTATTTCATAAAAATCGAGAGTTATACTTAGTAGAAGCCAAGAAACGCTACAAGCCTAAAATTGTGGGGTTTTCTCAATTACATAATGAACTTGAGTTAGGGAATTTAGACAATTGGTTTAAGTGCATGGAAGTTTGTGATGAGGTATACATCTTTGATCAAGCATCTACAGACGGGAGTAGAGAATTTTATAAAAAGTTTGATAATGTTCATGTTATTGAGTCTGATACCAACAGATTTGAAGAAGAGTTAATTTGTAAGCAAGAACTCTTGGAAAAGTTATTAAAAGAACAGTCCGATACAGATTGGATCTTTTGGATGGATGGTGATACTTTACTAGATGCTAGGCTTTTAGATCGCTCAGTTTTAGACGATCTTCTTTTTCAGTTAGATATGAATAGAATTGAGGGAGGTTGGTTGGGTCATTACAATCTTTGGAGAAGTGATGTGTGGCATAGGATAGATGATGAATATGATCACTTTATGAAGGCTGGCAGACTGGCTTTCTGGAAGAATACAGGGCACCTCAGCTTCTCTCAAGAGCAAGGACTACACAAGAGCCAACATCCTGAAGGAATTAGAACTGGGGCTAGAGCCCCCTTTAATTTAATTCATAAAGGTTTTGCTGATGATGAGCAGATTATTAGTAAATATAAAAATTATAAAGCTAGAGGACAGGAAGGCTGGGCACTCGATAGGTTACTTAATGAGGAGGGTCTAGTAGTGGAGAGAGTTCCTAGTGAAGAGATTCCAGGGTGGTTAGTTTTGGATAAGCAAAATCCTGGGACTAAAAAAAGATTGGTGGATCTGTATAGTGAAGATTAATATAGTGACAGTCTCTAGCGGGTGGATCCTGCAAAAAATTGCACAAAGAATTCATGCTGAATTACGGAATTTGTGTGATTCTACAATATCACACGAACCTAATTTATTGGCTGATGTTAATTTTTATGTAGATGTTCAGAATTGCTATCATCATAAAACTAACACTATAGATATTGGTTATTTTACTCATTTAGATAAAAATAGTGTGAGAGCCATAAATACAAATTGGTTTTCTTTAGATCATATTTTTCATCACGGACAAAGATATTATGATATTTTTAAGAATTGGTATCCTGAAGAAAAAATGAGTGTTGTTCTTCCTGGAGAGATTCCCGAAGGCTTTACACTAAAGAAACCTTGTTTGGGTATTTTTCAAAGAGGAGGGTTTGAGGGAAAAGGGGAGTACTTTATGCAAGCATTGAGTGAGAATCCTATATCCCATAACTTTAGCTTTTTATTCGTTGGGAGTGGGTGGGATACTGTTATAGGTATGTTTTCTAGTAAGGGCATCTCAGTAGAAAATATTACAAATGAAGACTATGATTCTTATTCTGACCTTTATAATAAGATAGATTACCTCTTGATTCCCTCTTTGTGGGAGGGAGGCCCGATGTCTGTAATTGAGGCTTGTGCAAAAGGTATTCCGATTATTAGTTCCAATGTTGGTTGGGTAGGGACTGATTTTGTAGTAGATTATATTTATGAACCCAACAATATGAAGCAGTTAACTAACATACTACGGGATATTATCCGTCCTCTGCAAAGAAGAAGAGAGATTGTGGAACATTTAAGTTATGCGTATTACGCTAAGAAACTGCACGATGTATCCCAGGAGTTGTTATCATGAAATTAAACTTAGGATGCGGAACAGATTATAAAGAGGGTTTTGTAAATGTTGATCAAGGAGAGTGTAGATGCGATGTTAAGCATGACCTTGAGAGCTTCCCTTGGCCTTTTGAAGACTCCTCGGCTGATGAGATGTGGTTTCAGCACATCTTCGAACACTTCTCCCCCGCTAACTTTTTAAATATTGTAAGAGAGATATATCGCGTGTCCAAAAATGGAGCTACTGTAACCTTGATATCTCCCCACGCTGGATCGGACAATTACTGGACAGACCCAACACACCAGATGCCTCTTACTGCAAGAACTTTTGATTTCTTTGACCGAGCCAAGCCTCTTTTTGAAAATGGGAAAATCTATGGATGGGATGATGTAAATTTCTCTGTTGAAGCACAGGTCATACCTAATCCTCCCAATGGCCCTGATGTAGCACACAGACTGACGGTGAACAAATGAATTTTACTTACTACACAATTATAGGACGAGACCCCTCATTATTGGAGGGACATCTTAAAAATGTAACGCAATACGCAGGTTTTGAAAAGCTGGAGTGTGAGACAAAGCTTTTAGTTATTGTGTACACTAACCCCACTATCTCTCAAGTTACTACGGATAAAATATTATCTATTTGTAAAGAATATGGGGCTGAACCTGTTATTTATCAAGAACCTACTTCTAGTTTTATTGATAATTTATACGCTTGTTGGAATTTAGGATATAATCATGCATTGGATGGTCTAGTATTTAGAGGGGGGTCCGATCAAATCTTCTCCAAAGACTCTTTTGTTTCTTTATACAGGGATAGATTATCTTGTGAAAACGAGAAGGTTATTCTTCAAGCTAATACTGTTGAGAATGCAGATAGAAATTTAGGAAGCCGCCACATCGTAGCCTCTTTGGGAGACACTTTTGAATCTTTTAACTACGAAGAGTTTGAGGCGTTGTGTGATACTATTAACAAAGATGCTGATGAGCCCCTCCTATCCCTAGAAGACTCCATCAGGCTGTGGAACAAACCTACAGGATTCACTTCTACCTTGGGACAAATTAATAGAACAGATGGATGTTCTTGGTTAATGACGAAGAAGGATTGGGAGGAACACGGTCCTCTTCCTGTGCTAGAAAATGGTATTACGGGAGATGTAGTAATACACGACAGATTTCAAAAAAATGGGTATGAGTCTTACATCACTAGGGATTGCATTACTTATCATTTTGTTAGAGGAGAATCAAAGGATATACAATGAACATTGGAATTATAGGAATAGGAATTGTAGGGTCAGCAATTAAATATGGTTTTGAAAAGTTGGGGCATACTGTAGTTTGTCATGATATAAAATTAACTACCGCTATTGAAGATGTAGTTGATACGGATATATGTTATATTTGTGTGCCCACTCCTTCAGATGAAGATGGGGCTTGTGATGTAACCATTGTAGACGAAGTTATAGCAGACCTCCATGCTTTATGTTATAAAGGGGTAGTGGCGATTAAATCTACGGTGGTTCCAGGAACTACTGCTCGTTTTCAAAAAGAATACCCAGAGCTAAAGATTTGTTTTGTTCCTGAGTTTTTACGAGAGAGATGTGCTGAAGTAGACTTTACAGAAAAGCATGATCTTTGTATAATAGGAACAGATTCAGAAGTGGCGTATGAGCAAGTAAAACTTTCACATGGAAAATATCCAAAGGTTATTAAACAACTTTCTCCTACAGAAGCAGAGTTAGCTAAGTACTTTAATAATATTTTTAACGCTACCTTAATTACATTTGCTAATAGTTTCTTTGAAGTATGTAATTCTTTAAATGCAGACTACACTTCTATAAAAGATGCCCTAACAAATATTGATCATATTCCAGATAAGTATCTGGACTGTAACACCTCTTTTAGAGGTTTTGGTGGGATGTGTTTGCCTAAAGATACCAGAGCGATGAATCACTTTTGTAGAAATAGAAGGTTAATTGTAGGTTTCTTTGATCTGTTAATAAAAGAAAACTCTAAGTATGAGACAACAGTATATAAAGGAATGCGAAAAGAATGAAAGAAGCGTATACTGTAGCTTGGTCTTTTAGGAATCGTAAAGATATTCTTTTTCAATCTATTCAATCTGCTCATGATACTTGTCCCTTAGAAGTAGACTTCCAACTAGTGGATGCTGCCTCAGATGAGGATACTATCCGCAGTCTTCGGGAGTTATGTAATACCCTAAAAGGAAGAAGGATTAGAATATGTGAAGCTTCTTATAGGAGTTCTCTCGCAGAAGCTTGGAACCTCTGTATGATGTTAACGGAGAACAGGTGGGTCATATTTGCTAGTTCAGATGTTATATTTAAAAAGGTGGGGTGGTGTGAGGCATTAAAGGAAGTATCCCAAACACAACCGTATGTCTTAATGAACAATCATGCAGTATTCTGTTTTGATAAAAAAGCTATTCCTACGATGGGGTGGTTTGATGAGAAGTTTGAGGCTGGTCCACACTTTGATCCTGATTTTATGATTAGAGCTTCGGAGCATGGTATATCTTTAGCTAACATTGGTAATGCTGGGTATTTTATTCATGGGGATGAGGCTGATTCAGATGTAGCAAAGGAACGACACAGTACAGAAGTAAAAGATAGACTGCCCATGAATAACTTTCATAATGAAGACTATTTTGAAGGGAAGTGGGAGTCTTCGTGGCCTGGATGGAGGGACGCAATTTCACAAGGACAGACCGATCTTCCTCATCCTCCCACCCACATTTCTCAAGCAAAGAGATTAGTTGCAGAGAGAGATCCTCATCCATTATATACTGAGAAATACAATGATTGACAATTATAAAGAGATAATTCAGGAACCTTTTGATTTGGAAAATATAAGGGAGAGGGTAGAGGGGGGAGTAGGGATATGTGAGTTTGATCTCTATATTTTAGAACAGTATATTAAATCTAATAATATAGAGAATATAGTAGAATTGGGATGTGGAACTTCTACTAAATTCTTAAAAACAATAGAAGGGATAAAAGTTAAAACTTTTGCTTTAGATGCAGCGGCCCCCCATGGAAAAGAAAGGGAATATTACGATTCTATTAAAATGAATATAACTATGGAAACTATTGGGATTATTTTAGAGGAAAGTGAGTTTTGTGACCTTTTTATTATTGATTGCGACCATACAAGAGACTTTGCTAAGTTATACTATGAAGAGTTATTATTAAAAATTAAGAAACCTGCATTTATTCATGATTTCTTTATTAGGGAACAGGTGTGGGGAGAAGAAGCCTTTCTTAAAGAAGTATTGGCTTCTGAGTCGAGTCCCCATTCCACATTTATTACTACAAATAGCGCAGATAGAGAGGTAGGAGAAGTATGTGGTATTTCCAATATAGAAAAATTTTTAAACTCCCCTTATCGGAGCAGTAGACCTCCTCTCTGTTCTATTATCATTGAACCTAATGAACATTTTTCTCCTGGGACATAACGGATATTTAGGTTCCTATCTTGTAAAACATTTAGAAGTTGATACTATTTTACAAAATAAGAAGTATGATTATTTTATCAATTGTGCTTCCAAAACCTCTTTAGAATTTTGTGAAGAAAATCCTACAATTTCTAAATCTTCTAATTTAGATGTACTTTGTGAAACTCACAAGCTAATTCCTGAAGCTAAAATTATAACCTTTTCATCTTACTATGTTTATAATGATAATGGGTTTTGCTCGGAAGAAGCTTCAACGACTGATCGGTATCAGTATACCAAGCATAAGCTTTTAGGAGAGACCTATGCCACCAGACACGGAGGCGTAGTGTTTCGATTAGGGAAGCTGTTCGGCAACCCCCACTCCTCGCAGAATAGGCTCACAGAAGCCCTGCTTGAGACTTCCAGTATTACTCTGGATGAAGTGAGCTTTAATCCTACTTCAGTTAGACAAGTATTAGATGTGGTTAAGCATGAATTGAGAGAGGGTTGTTTGGAGGGTATTTATAATTTAAGCAATAAGGGACACAGCACTCACGCTGAGTATGGTACTTTCGTTAATGAGTACAGAAAAATTCCAATGGCTATCTCTATAATAAGTAGGCTTCCTCGCCAATTTCATAACTATGGAAAGTTTTTGATGGATACCTCTAAGTTAGAGAAAGATATAAAACTTCGTCCTTGGAAGGAAGATCTACAGGAGTATATTAAATGTATAGTATAGGAGATATAATAGATAAGCTTGTTATTGAGAATATGAAGATTTTTTCAATAAGGGAAAAATTGCATAATGAAAAGCTGTCCGATGAAGAGTATGTTCAGTTAAATAATAAGATGATGATTCTCAATGAGAATCGAGGAACTCTTGCATCGTTGCTTGATGAGAAGGTAGAGAATGTGGTTGCCCACAAAGAACCTAACCGAATTTTAAAGACTATTAAAACCTATGGAAAACACAAGTAAGTTTAGTTCTTTAGTGGAGGAATTGGCTAGAGTTTGGTGGGACTGGATGAAGGACGATACGCTTTGTCGAGATTCTCAAGTTTCATATGAGTTACGCGCAGAAGCAGCCCATCGGTGTGAGGACTTGATTAATAGGGAGCATTTTCTGACAGAAAAAATGGATGGTTTCTTTGATGAATAAAAGTGATATTGAGATGCAAATCAAAATTCTTTTTGATCGGTGGGTTGATGAAACAAACTCTGAGATAGACCAACAAGAAAAAGTAAGATATGCAGGACCAGTCCTTGGGAGGGAAGAGTATAGAAAAATGCTTGATGCAATCTTTAGTAATTGGTGGTCTGGGGGATCTTTTACTTTTGATGCTGAAAAGGAGTTAGCCTTAATGTCAGAGCGTAATCACGGGCTTCTTACCAATTCAGGAAGCTCTGCTAATCTTATTTTGATGGAAGCAGCTAAAGAATTATATTTTAACGATGGAGATAAGATTCTTACTTTGTCCTGTGGTTTTCCTACTACTGTTAATCCTATTATTTCTGTTGGTTTGATTCCTGTATTCGTGGACATAGATATGGATACTTTAAATCTTTCTCCTGCTCTTTTAGATGAAGCATTATCTAAAGACAAGGGCATCAAGGGGGTTTTTGTGGCACATACATTAGGATTCAAGAGTGACATTAAAGCTTTGTTGGATGTTGTTCGAAAGCACAATGTTCATCTCTTTTTCGATTGCTGCGATGCATATGGCACTAAGTACGAAGGGGTTCCCATCCAGTCTTACGGAAAGGCAGCCTCCTTCAGTTTTTATGTGGCACACCACCTAACAATGGGTGAAGGAGGAGGAGTTGTCACGAATGATTCTGAGATTCATGAAACTATGAGAGGATTTAGAAATTGGGGACGATACTGCGCTTCTCCCAATTGTTGTATTAGATCTAAAGATCCATCTGTTTTTTGTCCCACCACTAAACTTACTAAAGACTGCGAACTTCCTGCTGATTATATTGTTAATTACCAATATGAATGGTTAGGTTATAACCTTAAGCCATTAGAAATTCAAAGTGCAATATTACAGGCTCAAATTCCCAAGTTGGAGAAGTTCAATGAGATTAGAAGAAAGAACTATGATCACTTTCTTACTTACTTTAAAGCAAAGGACTTAGGTATTAAGACTTGGGAAATAGACGAGGAAACCTCTCCTTTTGCATTTCCTCTCCTACTAGAGAACACGAAGTTTAATAGGAAGCATTTAACTGACCATCTTCAGCGGGATAAGATTGAAACCCGTGTTCTTTTCGGTGGAAATTTAATGCTCCACCCAGCTTATAATAAAAAAGCCCACTTGTGGGAGAGTTTCGGCAAGCATGATAATGCTAATAATATTGCTGAAAATTTTATCATGCTGGGGGTTTCCCCAGTTAATGACACAACAAAAATAGATAAGGTGATTGAGTCGCTAGAATCTTTCTTTAAGAAATGGTAAAAGTATTAGTAACTGGCAGTCATGGTTTTATAGGCTCTTACATTTGTCAAGACCTCTTAGATAACGGTTATGAGGTTTTTGGTATTGATAACTTCTCTAAATATGGAAAGGTGAAGAAGCCTTTCGAGTCTCATCCCAATTTTACCTTTATGGAGACTGACGCTAGGTATATTGATCGACTCCCTAAGAATTTCGCAGATGTAGATTACATAATTGCAGGGGCAGCTATGATAGGAGGCATTAGCTATTTTCATAAGTATGCTTACGATCTTTTAGCGACTAATGAGCGTATCATGGCAGCTACCTTTGATCTAGCTCTGGAGTTGTGGAACCACAAAGATAAATATGGATCTAAATTAAAACGAGTTATTGCTCTCTCTAGCAGCATGGTATTTGAATCCACCTCTCGTTATCCTACCCCCGAATCCGAAATAAAGCGATGCCCTCCCCCGCTCAGTACCTATGGATTTCAGAAATTGGCTGTAGAGTATTTTTGTAAGGGAGCGCAAGAACAATATGGGTTACCTTACACTATCATCCGTCCCTTCAACTGCATCGGAGTGGGTGAAGATGAAGCGTTGGGTGCTGAAGAAGTAGAGCAAGGTAACATTAAAATGTTGATGAGTCATGTTTTGCCTGATCTAATTTACAAAGCTCTTCACCTGTCCCCTGATGATTCTTTACCAATTTTAGGATCAGGGGATCAGGTAAGACACTATACAAACGGAAAAGACATTGCTAGAGGCATTCGTTGTGCGATGGAATCACAGGCAGCGGAGAACAACGATTTTAATATATCCTCTCCTCTCCCTACTACGGTTATGCAGTTGGCAGAGATTGTGTGGGAGAAAATACATGGGACTCCTTTGAGAGTTGATCATCAAGAACCTTTTACTTATGATGTTCAAGTAAGAAGTCCTCATGTAAAGAAAGCAAGAGAAGTTTTAGGGTTTGAAACTGCTATTGGTTTGGAAGAAAGTATTGACGAAGTGATTGATTGGATGAGGCAACAACATGAATTTTAGTGATTTGGTAGAAAATTATGTGAATGAGGCTGTAAAAAACTCTAAGGACACCTATAATACTGGGGATCCTCTCCAAGAATTAATTGGTATGGGAGAGCTTGTGGACAGGCTCTCTGTCGTTAATTTTAAGTTATTTACTTTGAAGGATAAGGTGATGGAAAGTACCAACAATTCTTTTAGGGCATGGGCTTCTGTAGAGGATGTTAAACTTGTTATGGAACGCTCTAGGCTAAAAAAAGCAATTGATGGTAAGCTAGTTTATCTTATAAATAAAATTCTTTCTGGTGATGAGACGGGAGGGATTAACTCAGAGGTAAAAAGGTACGGAAATGAAGAGAGATCCTAATGTATACAGCCCCTTTAAGGGCGCACATCATATGGACAAGATCCAGCAGTTCAAGAAGGGGGAGCAACCCGTACCGCTTCAGGTCCAATTAATTATTGCTGATCTGTGTAACCATAACTGCTCTTTCTGTGCTTACAGGATGGAAGGATATACATCTAATAAGAACTTTGGTGAGTGGGATGCGGTGAAGGGGATGATCAATAATAACCCCAAGCGCATGATTCCCTACGAGAAATGTATTGAAATTCTTGATGACTGTGCGGAGATGGGAGTGAAAGCTTTACAGTTTACAGGAGGAGGAGAGCCTACTGTTCATCCCCAGCATAAAGAGATATTCCAGTATACTCTGGATAAGGGGATGGACCTAGCTTTAGTAACAAATGGAACTGTTATGCGAAAAGGAGTTCCAGAGATCCTCGCAAAAGGAAAGTGGGTTCGTTTCTCTGTAGACGCAGGGAAGGCTGAAACTTATTCGGAAGTAAGAGAAGTCCACCCCTTTCATTTCGATAGAGCTTTGAATAATATTAAGAGAGTGGTTGAGGCTAGAGACAAGGAGCCTAATTCTGATTTAGTTATAGGTATTGGGTTTGTTGTAACAAAAGAAAACTGGAGAGAGATCTACGATGCTGTTGAAATCTATTCCAAGCTAGGGGTAGATAATGTTCGCATTAGTGCGGTGTTTACTTCTGAGGATTTTGATTACCACAAAGAGCATTGGGAAGAGGCCAAGGAGTTAACACGCAAAGCAAAAGAAGATTTTGAAACGGAGGAGTTTAAAGTGTTTGACCTGTTTGGAGATAGGATCTCTGATCTTCAGCAGCATAGACCTGACTATGATTTCTGCTCATATATGCATTTAAATGTGTATATTGGGGGAGATCTTAAAGTGTATACTTGTTGTAATAATGCTTATAATGATCTTGGGGACATGGGTAGCATTAAAGATCAGAGATTTATTGATTATTGGTCTTCTGAATCTAAGAGGGAAAAGTATGCAAAGTTTAAAGCCTCCTCTTGTGAGAGGTGTATGTTTAATAATAAAAACAAATTTATCAACTACATGTTTGAAGATAATCCTATCCATGTTAATTACATTTAATGAGAAACTATAATAAACCATGAAAGAACCAGTAACAAACTATGGGGATAATAGATAATGCCCTCTTATGAATATGAATGCTCTTCTTGTGAGGTTATTTTCGAGTGTTTTGAAAGCATGACCGAACACGCCGAATTTCCTACCCCCCATTGTCCTAAATGTGATCCTTTACGGCAAGAGGATACTACGATGCTTAGGTACATGGGGAGGTGTAAACCAGCCTTTAAACTGGGCGGCGGGGGAGTAGCGGATTCAGGGTGGCATTAATCTCCAAAAAGGTATTACCAAAAAGTCAAAACATTCTATAATAGAGTATGGATACTGATGTTCTTGCTAGGTTAAAAAATGCGGGGTTATTGTCTGAACAGTTGCCCGATCTTGGGTTTGTTTCTACTGGAAACTATGCCCTAAATAAAATCATTTCTGGGGATTATAGGAAGGGTGTCCCCATTGGAATGATTACTCAGTTTCATGGGGAGGCTAGTACAGCAAAGACAGTTTTTGCTACACACATTTTGAGGGAGGCCCAAGCAAAAGGTTATTACGCGATGCTTGTCGATTCAGAAAATGCGTACAATGCTGAGTTTGCCAAGCATTTGGGAATTGACCCTAAAAAGTTGATTTATGCTGCCCCCGAAACTTTGGAAGAGTGCTTCCAAGTTATTACAGAAACAATTGTTGCCATTCGAATGACTGATAAGGAAACCCCAATTATTGTAGCATATGATAGCATAGCAGTATCACCTTCAAAAGCAGAGTATGAGGCTGAGGGTTATGAGGGAAATAATATGGTTGGTGCTATTAGAGCTAAGTCTACTGGGGCCTGTCTGCGAAAAATTAATCCTCTTCTGCGTAAGCAAAAAGTTGCTTTAATTATAATTAATCAGATTAGAAATAAGGTTGGGGTAATGTACGGTAACCCCGAAACTATGGCAGCAGGGGGCAAATCATTAGAGTATTATTTGGGGGTAAATTTGAAGTGTATCTCTAATAAAACCTCTGATCTTATTAGAGATGATAATAAACAGGTAATAGGTATTAAGGGTAAGATTAGAAACACTAAAAATAAGGTGTCTATTCCCTTTAGGGAGTGTGAGTTTGAGTTAATATATAATGAGGGACTTAATCCATACGCAGGAACTTTGAAACAGTTAGAGGGTGAGGGCTTGGTGGAGAGAAGTGGTTCCTGGTACACGGTGGGTGGGACGGGGAGGAAGTTCCAATCAAAAGAGTTCCAGGGATTGCTATTAGACCTTGATAGCACGGGGTTTGAGCCAATTCATAAATTTTTTGGAATTTAGGCTTGCAAATATTCTCCCAAGTGCTATAATAGGGGGAAGCCAAACGGAGGCTATAACTTATGGTTAACAAATTTTATGAAGACTTGGCTATGCACATTAACGATGCTTTTGATAATGTGTTTGGGCGCAAGCCTTTGAAACCTACAATAAAGAAGTCTGTTATGCAACAAACTCAAAAACCTATCCCCCCTACTATTTATGAGTCTATCGAGGATTATACTAAACAGACTGGTAAGCGATTCCGCATGACCAAAGATCAAAAATCCCGTGAACTTACCCGTGAAGAAGCTTTTATGGAAACTTGGAGAACTGCCTGATGGTGATTAAAAACGAAGAACTACTGCGTCAATACGCCCCCGCTGCTTTTGCAGAGGCTCCCGAAGAGGGTAGAGTGTCTGGACGATACTCTTTCCTTCCTACTACTGATATTATTGAGATCCTTCAAGATGAGGGTTGGACTGCGTGGAAAGCGCAGCAAGTTAATGCTCGTACTTGGAGTCAGGCCCATGCCAAGCACATTATTCGTCTTCGTCACGAAGATCTAGATGTGAACTCTTTTGGTGTTGGGGATTCTTTCCCTGAGATGCTTCTTATCAACGCTCATAACGGGCTTGGTGGATACACTCTTCAGGGTGGAATCTTCCGTATGATTTGCTCTAATGGGATGGTTATTTCTGAGTCTGATTTTGGGAAGATCCATATCCGACACATTGGTTTTAATCCTGAGCAAGTGAAGGAAGCGTCCCGTGAGTTGGTTTGTAATTCGTCTAGAATTGCGGATAAGATTGGGAGTTGGGAAAACATCCAAATGACTCCGCGCAGCCGCAAAGACTTTTTTGCTGATGCGGCTAGATTGCGTTTCGAGGATCCTGATGCTGGCATCCTTATGGATGTTGCCGCCCCTCGCCGCGAGGCAGACAGAAAAACGGACCTTTGGACTACATTCAATGTGGCTCAAGAAAATCTCCTTCGTGGGGGTTTCCGTAATGGATCTACTCGTCGTATGGTGAGAGCTATCTCTAACATTCAAAAAGATGTGAATTTGAACTCACAACTTTGGGACTTAGCCTCTACATATAGTGAGGGCTACGCCCTTAACTAATCCCTTGAGGGGGGAGGGCTCCCCCGTCCTCTCTCCCCTCATTTTTATCACTATGCGAGGAAAATACCAATTTAGAGAACCAGTATTATTAGATGATGCTGGGTTGTATATTACAGCAGCCCAGATGCAATTTTTTCTTAACAAAAGAGAGGGTAAACAACAGTTTAGGTCTGGAGATCCAGCGTTTTTAAGTTATTATAAGAACTGTTGTTTGTATAATTTAGTTTATGATATGATGGAAAAGAATGAAGTATGTGCTAAAATGTATTGGGATGAGAATAATCAAACTATAGCACTTTCTTTCCCTATGCGGGGTAGTGTAGCAACTGCGTTGGCTCAAGTAGCTTCGTCTTTTTTATATAAAAAAGACGAGGATGATGAGCAAGATAACCCTTTTGGTATTTTTAATTAGTAATGGGACAAACGCATAAACATTATAGTGACAGGACCTTTGTTAAGGAATTAAAACAGCAGAATAAAAATAAAAATAGACAAGCTAAACAAGAATACACTAGATACGCCTATAATAGTAAAAGGAATAATAAAGAAGACCTTGAAGAGTTCGATGAATGGGACGATGAGGGGTTTGAAAAATTTACAAAAAATGGAAAATATTAGTGTACAAAATATTGCGCCAACCTATATCGAAGCCAAGAATTCAGTAAGTGAAGAGGTTGCTAAGGTTCTTATGGAGCTTGTTGATGAGCGTGGAGGACGGTCAGTTTGGAATAATAGCTCTGATTGTTTTGAATTTCAGATCGCTAACCCTTTTTCTAAACGAAAAACCCCTAATGATGAGAAAGTAATTTCTGTACTTCCTGATCTTTTTGGTCTTGGAGAGAGCTGCTTAAGACATATTAATTGGAATTTTAAAAATACTGTCTGTAACATGGCCACAGGCCATCACGGCTTTTGGATTCTAAGATATGATCAGGGAGCGGGGTTTGAAACACATTGTGATTGGGATTCTGGTCCTAACGCTTATGGTTTAGAGGCTTTGCGCCCCCCCATTATAGCCACAGTAGCCATCCTTCTTAATGAAGACTTTAGAGGAGGCGAAATGGTTTTATTTGATTCTACGGGCGAACCCTCTATAGTAAAGCAGAATGTGGGCTCTGCGGTGATTTGGGATGGATTTACTCATCACAAGGTATCACCAGTCACAGAGGGATCAAGATATGCTCTCGTTATTCATTATACAGGCACAATCAAATGATACTTGCGGAACCAGAAAAATATAATTTAGATCCCACCTATTTGATGTATAAGAATGCTGTATCGGAGGAAACAGCACAAACACTAATGGATTTAGTGGATGAGATGGGTAAGCCTACTATATGGGATAATAACCCCAATTGTATAGAACTTCAGATTGGCAACCCTTTTTCTAAAGATGTGTATTGGGATGAATCCTCTAAGGATCCTAGAATAATTGCGTTGCTTCCTCATCTTAGGGATCTAGGGGAAGTCTTTTTGCGTCAAGCAAACAGACATTTTAATAATAATGTTTGTAATATGGTGACAGGTAATCATGGCTTTTGGGTTATGAGGTATAATGCGCCTGGAGGCAGCTTCGATGTTCATTCTGATTGGGCAGGAGGGCCAAAGGGTATTAATCCCCCCATTGTAGCTACTGCTGCTATTTTACTTAATGATAACTACGGGGGTGGAGAGACTCGCGTATTTAATGGTATGTTAGAGGGAAGCTTTTTAGAGCGGGAGAAATACTCTGCTGTTTCCTGGGATGGTTGGACTCAACATCAGGTTTGTCCTGTTACAGAAGGATCTAGATATGTGTGTATTATTCATATGGTGGGGTCATTAAAATGAAAAAGTGGATATGGAGCGAAAAAAAGAAACAAGAAAGAACTGAGCTAGATTTTACGGCAAAGAATCGGCGCAGGGATCTTATAGAAAGAACTGTTAAAGTTCACCTTGAGTTGCAAATGGAGTATCCAGGAAAGATGAATATTGTAGAAGCTATTCGGGATATTAAAACCACTTTTGATTTACCTGTCGGTATTGAAGTAAAAACTGCTCACTTGGCTCACATTGAGATCATGGAAAACCCTAATGATTGATGATCTTGAATTACCCTGGAAACCTTTTGGATTAACTTTTACCTATAGGGAATGGGATACCTTAGTTACTTGGTATGTCCAAAAAAGATTCCAAAGTGCCTAGATAAGAAGGAGGACAAAAGTAATGCCAACAAATTATATTCCGAAAAATCCTGTTCTTGGACCCACAAGAGTACAACGGATTGCCAAAAAACTTATTGATGAAGCGGGTGAGGATAGAAAACTAGCCTTAGACGCTCACAGGTTCTTTAGGGCTATGGTGGACGAGAACCCACAAGATGCAGCAGCAAAAAACCTTATGGTGGATGCGCTCAAAGTAGCTCAAGCTTCAAAAAACAATGTAGTTAAGGTTCTTAACCTTGTTATTAAAATGGAGGAGACTTTGGAAGGCGCGAAAGCATCCAAAAGCTCAGAGAATTCTATGTTTAATGAGTTAGACAATCTGTTAAATGAGTAAAAAGAAAACATACAGAGTAGTTTCTAAAGAGCTAGATCTGGTCCTTTTTGTAAAAGGGTTTAGCCTGGGAGAAGAACAGAAGTTATATAATTCTTTAAGAAATAAGATTCTTAAAGAAGAGAAGCCCATTAAGATTGAGGATTATAAAACTTTCATAGTTAGAAAGTTTTTGGTAGATGTAGATTCTTTTTTTGATATGCTGCCTGATGACCATGATGATGTGGTGGAAGGAGTTGATGCGGCTTATGAATCCATTATTGGTCTCTACCCACCATTTTCTTTGGAGTTTATTTGTACTGACCTCAATACTGATACCTTTATGGCAGGAGTTGAGCGTAGATTTCTTAAGCATATAAGAGATCAGATGCAAAGTAAGGGAGATTTCACAGGAGCATCTCTTTCCTCGTTGGAAGAGATTAAAGACATTGAAACTTACTTCCAAGAGAACATAATAGGACAACGAGACGCAATAGCTGTTCTAATGAAGTCTTTAAAACTAATGGCTTCTGGCTTGGGAAAGCATTCTTCTTTCCTGTTTGTGGGTCCAACAGGGGTTGGCAAGACACAAATGGGTAAGCTGTTGGGTGACAAGTTTAGTGGTAATTTTTATAAGATTAATTGTGCCGAGTATGCGGGAGGACATGAGTATGCTAAACTGATTGGCTCTCCCCCAGGCTATGTAGGACATACTGAGAAAAGTTTACTGGCTGATAAGGCCCAGCAGTCTAATCGTTGGGTGTTTCTTTTTGATGAGATCGAGAAGGCTCACCACAAGCTGTATGATTTTCTCCTGTCTCTTTTAGATGATGGGACTTGTACAGATAATATGGGACAAGTGTTAGATTTTTCTGAGTCGATTTTTATCTTTACCTCTAACCAAGGTGTGAGTGAAATTAATCGGAACCCTTTGGGGTTTGAAAGAAATTCCCTAATTACTAATGAAGTAGCTAGGGAAATTTTGATGAAGGCAGTTAAGAGGCACTTTAGTCCCGAATTCCTAAACAGACTGGATGACATTGTTCTGTTTAAAGCTTTAACTAAAGAGGAAGTTCGTAAGATTGCAAAATTACAACTAGAGGGGCTCCCCATTAAGCCTACAAAGGCATTGGTTGATTTTGTTGTAGAAAGGGGCTACTCATCAGAGTATGGGGCTAGAAATATTGCTAGATTCATTAAGAATAATATTTGTGATAAGATTGCAGATGCTATTCTTAATAAAATTGTTCCCAAAAAAGATGAGGAATTCTACACTCCAAGAATTGTTGGAGGAAAGGTGACAATTGTGGATACAAAAAAATATAATGTATCTTCTTCTTGATAAATGGGATACACTCTGCCTATAATAAGGCTCAGGGACAGTAGCTCAGTCGGTTAGAGCGCAGTCCATACATTGTTATCAGATCTTACACTTTGAAGAGAGGATACAATGAACTAGTTCGGGGTGTGGCGCAGTCTGGTAGCGCGGTGCGTTTGGGTCGCACAGGTCGCAGATTCGAATTCTGTCACCCCGACCAAATAAAACCAAAAAGGAAATTTAATTATGAAAGAACTTACTGAAAAATATTTAGCAAAGATGCTAGAGGGGGCCGAGAATGGTCTTTCTCAAATGGATACTGCTCTTGAGCAAGTAAATGGGCAACTGGATGCTATGCAATCGCAGCGCCAGGAAATGCTTACTGCTGTTGAAGAGTTGAAGGGGTTGTTGGGTCTCTCTGAAGAGGGTAGCCTTTCCGAAGAGGAAAAGCTTGTAACAGCCGATGTGGATTGATGGCGATTACATTTTGTAAATCAAAGAGAGCCAAGCTTGGTTATTTCAAAAATGAGAAACTAGCTTGGGAGAGCATTGATCATTACAAGAAGTATTATGGTCCTCCCAAGGGGAGAGTAGGAACTTATTATGTGCTTAAAGTAAAGCGTTCCAAGGAAGGTAAGAAATCTTGGTGGGCTTACTGCCTTCACAAAAAAGAATGTATTCCGCAACAATCCAATCGGACAGGCTTTTAGTTCTTTAATAGATTATGGCATCTCAACACCTTTTAGATAAAACTTATATGAGGATGGCAGAAGTATTGTCTTCATTATCTTATGCTCAAAGAAAAAAAGTAGGATGCTTAATTGTTAAAGATACTCAAATTATTTCAGAAGGATACAACGGAACCCCAAAAGGATTTAATAATGAATGTGAATACTACGATCATGTCTACGAAATATATACTAAGCCTGAGGTTCTTCATGCAGAATCTAATGCTATCACTAAGCTTGCTAGATCGACTAACTCTTCTAGTGGCAGTACTTTATATGTTACCTTGGCTCCTTGTTATGAGTGTTCCAAACTAATTATTCAAGCTGGGATTACGAAAGTGTTTTTTATAGAAAAATATAATAAGAATGGCTTACTCTTATTAAATAAAGCTGGTGTAGAAACCCGCCAAATTGCAGAGCAAAATTAAATGTTTTATGATACCTCCTGCTTCCCATTTACAAAAAGTTTAGAAGATAAGTGGGCAGATATACTTGCCGAGTACCAGAATATATCATCTGGAACCTTCCCTTATGTTGAAACTGATATGTATACAGGGGAGTGGGAGGTTTTTCCCTTTATATTCTTTGGGGAAAAACTTGAAGATAGTTGTAAGATGTGTCCTAAGACCTGGGATCTGATGAAAGATATTCCAGGGTTAATGAGTGCTAGTTTTTCCGTAATGAGACCTTCAACTGAAATTCTTCCGCATACTGGTTTTACTAAAAAAGCGGTGAGGTTTCAGCTACCCCTTATAGTTCCTAAACAGCGTGATCGTGCTGCTTTAATTGTAGGGGATGTTATTAAGCGATGGGATTATGGACAATCTTTTGCTTTTGATGATACAGTATGGCATTCATGCCATAATAGAAGTGATGAAACCCGAGTGGTATTAATTATAGATGTAGAAAGAACAGCCTATGACCCTGTTAACGAAGGCACCCCACCAGGAACCTTTTCCTACGGTGGAGGACTCCCCACTTAGGGAGTACCTGGATAAACAAATTTTATTCTGGAGAGACAATCTAAATGCACATTATAAGACTGATGAGGGCTCCTCATTAACTGATTATGCTAGGGGGGCTTTAGCAGCCTATTTAGAATTAAAAATGTTCCTTGACCGTCCTGCTCGTTAAAATAAAATAAATTTTATTAATTTTTTACTTGTATTCGGTCGAGATTATGGTATAATGGTGCCTGTGAACTGATAATAGAAGACCTTACGGAAACTAAAACCTTGAAAAACGATGAAACTAGAAATTACTAACAAACTATTACATAAGGCTATGTGCCTCTTTTTCGTCCTTGGTGCCGCATCACATGGCTGTATCTTTGTCACATATGTTCTTTGGTGGCTTGGGAGAGTAGAATAATGAGCAAATGTGATTGTGGTGCGGATACGAATGGGCATATTATTTTTAAGTGTAAGGCTAGTGAGTATACTAATAAGATTAATGGCAACAAAGATCTGTATGCTCGTATGTGTGCTTGGATGGCTGATGAAGAAGATTCATCTCTTTTAGAAGAAACCATGTCTAAGGACGAGGTTGATAAGTATCTTGTTTCTGAGGCAGCGGACATCTTTTACCAAATCTACGGACTTTGTGAGGGATAAATAATGTCTACTCTATATCACC